TATTAGTTATTGTACTATCTAAAGGAAGTATTTGAAAATCCTTCATAGCTACGTAAGCTTTAGCAAGATTATTCTTACCCCAATCTTCTCCTAATGAGTGTCTTGGAAGTGCGTTTTGATCTAATAATACTACTGTGCCCAGTTCATCTATTAATATATCAGCAATCTGATTATTAACTAAGTTATATCCAACTTGCCAAGGCTTCATTAAATCAACAAGAGAAACAGATCTTGAGTTTCTGTCAGTGAATATTCTCCCTTCTACTGGAAGTTTACATCCATACAAGGTTTTATCTCCTTTAAACTGAAATTTTAAAGGACCTACTTCATTCTGATTAATACCAATATACATTGGATTAACGCCTCCTCCTTCATTCATTCCCCAAAATGTAGGATGATTTGGTCCAATCTTAATACCACCCCATGTTTGATTTATCCATATCCAATCAATGTGCTCACCAAAAGCTAGATTCTCTTTTGTTTTATTTTTAAAGAACTTTGTATTATAAACTGGTTTATCTGTAACTTTATATTCTTCAGTTATTATTTCTTCTATAAGTTCACCAGTTTCATTAACTTTAGTTAAATGACCAACCTTTCTTTGTGTTTTCCAATAAGTTGTAGTAACACGTAATAAATCTCTTGGTCCCCAATCATAAAAATCTTCAGATTCACCTAATATCCAATTTACTATATCTCCTCCATAGTCCCATCCTCCATCGTGCATAGAAACAAATTGTCTATATGCAAGTGAGGGAAGTTCTGTATTCCACGCATGAGATTTTGTTGCATCATAATATGAACCATCATTTTGATATCCTTTTATTGTATAACCAGCTGATTTAATTGGATAAATTTCCTCCAATGCTTCCAATTGATCATCTGTCATTACCCATCCATATTTATCAATAACATCAGCAACAGTCATCATTTCTATTTTACCAACCCAGTTACCATCTGCTATATATCTTATATCTGGAGATTTATGATAAAAAGTTAAAGCTGGATTCCATAATTCAATGTCATAATCATCTTCACCCATTCTAAAATGCCAAGATTCTCTGTCACTAACCAACATATCCTTAAAACCTCTTTCTTCTAACTCTTCCATATGAAATCTTGCTTCATCTGCTTCTTGTTGATGTTGAGCCCATTCTTCAATGACATTTACATATTCTTTTTCAAAAAATTCCTGGATTTGGGGAAGAGTTTTAATATTTTCTGGAGACATTTGTTGTTGCATCTGTTCCTGAAATTTTGGATCATTTGGATCTCCCTGTTCCATTAGTGATGCTAACATCTCTTGTTGTGCTTTTGCAACTAAATGTTCTTCAATCATAGAACTTCTTTGTTCCATCATCTCATTATATGACGTATCATCAACTGCTCTGAATGTTATTTTTGAAGTTCTTTTTGCAAATTCTGCAATTAGTGTATTAACAACATTTGGTATTATTGGATAAAATTTTAATTCAAGCGCATCTGAAGAATCTCTTTCAGTTAAGGTTTCAATAACATCAGTATATTCATTATCATCTTCAACAACATAATCATTTTTATCTATAATACCATTTGCTAATTTGTAATTTTTAAGTAATCTCCTTGAGTTTCTTCTCAATTGTTTTAGTCCTTGCCACTCATACCAATCCATATTCCAAGCTGACCATTCTTCATTTTTTTGACTTGCAGGTAAAAATTGAATAGGTTGGGTTAAATTACCCATTTTATTCATTTTTGCTTTCTTGCCTTTTTTTAAGTCTAGTGCGTTTAATACTTCCATATCATTTAATTAACGAAGATTCTTATAAGGATTCCTATGTATTTTGTATCCTGACTTCTTGTTTTTTTTCCTACCTATATTACGAAACATGCTGTTATTTAATTTAAATAAATTTTGTGAATTTTCCAAGTTTTTCTTACTTCCATCATCACGTATTTTTTTAAATCCTCTATTTGATTGTTGAATCTTAGCAAAGGCGATAAGAGCAGCAAAACTTACTAAACGGTCAACATTTAATCCTTCATGATATGCTGACATTTCTTTTATAAGCATTGGATCAGGTATTCTTTCAACTCCAAAGTTAACACTTATTGTCTCACCATTCTCATCATGTTGCTCATCTATTTCTTCTTTTAAATATTCTATAGCATAACTTATTAAGTGAGACTTAAATAAACTTCCAGTATTTTTCCAACCATAATCTGAATAAACAGCTTTATTTGCTCCAAGATCTTTCAAAAATAAAACCTGACTTTTTGGAACTAAATACTTTTGTTTTCTTTTAGATATCATATACTGTATAAAAAGAGAAATATTATTTTCAATAAGAGTCCAAGCATTATACCACATTATTATCAACATCATCTTTTCATGAGTTTTATTTATGTCATCAAATCTTCCACACCATGCGGCAACAATTTTATCTCTTTCTATTTTAGTTTTTGGATTACCATTTTCATCCAATGTTGTGACTTCTAATGGGTTTTTATACACATAAATTGAACATAAAGATTCAGAAGTTGTTGTTTTACCTTCTGATACAGGATCAATAGAGGCATAATAAATACCAAATTCTGGTTTCTTAACAGGACGTTCCCAAACTACAAGCGCTCCTTCCTTATCATCAGTCTTCTTTGATATTGGAAAGTCTCTTATTGGTGATTTCTTAGCTTCTGTTGTTTCAATAACACCTTCATCACTTACATGGAGATCAAGAAATTCATAACCATATTCCTTTTCTTCAATTCGTCTTGCTTGAGCATTTAATAAATGTAATGGAAATACAGACTCTTTTCTAAAGGCAAAAGCCTCAGCAATATTCTTTGGCTTTTGAGATATACGTAATTGATACTTATCTGGATTAAGATCTTCTTTCCATTTAAGTCTTTGTTCATCAATTGCCTTAACTGCTTCTTCAACTAATGAATTTCCATATTTATCAATATATGGTGGCATTGACCATTGTTCAGGTAAAAATAAACCATGTTTACCAATTACTTTTTTCTCATTAATTAAGTCTGATTCAACAGAATAAAAATCATTTTCTTCAGGATTTAAAACAAATTCTTTTAATGGCTCACATTGAGATAAGTCACCTACTGAACCTGCAATAATAAACATTCCAGTAGTTATCATTCCTGAATGCAAGGCTGGTCTCATATATTCATATGTTTGATCTGCCCGTGGTGCAATACCTCCTTCTTCATGAAAGAAATATTTACATGGTCCACCAACTCCGGTTGTTGCATTCTTTTCAAATGACATACCAGAAATTGTACTTCTTAAACCTTTATTAATATCTCTTCCATTTATAGTAACTTGAATCTTTTGTTCCCAGTCTAAAACTTTATGAGGATTATGAGCTCTTACCCATGCTGTATGCTCATTAAGAAAATCTGAATATTCTTGAACCATCTTCCATGATCCTTTTTCATTTATATAATCTTTTAATGATGCCCCTATTTTTAATTTAGCACCTTCTTCAAACCAGTATTGGTTAATTAGTTTAGCACAATGATAATAAGAAGATGCAATTTGTCTCTTTTTAAGAACAACAGTATGTTTATTATTTAATTCTGCCAATACTTCGTAAAGAGACATATAGTACTGAACATCCCATATTTCAGGAAAATCATATATATTCTTTTCTTTATCAAAAATTGGAAGAAAGTTTAACCACATGTAGTAGTCCCTTGAAAGAAACCAGGATCTTTTT